ATCAAACTCCCTATAGCATTAGTACTAGCAATGGCAGTCCAACTTGCAGGTGGAGTTTGGTGGGTTTCTCAACAGGCCGCTACAATTACAGCATTAGAAGAAACAGTCAGTCAACTGGGTAGCCGCATGGCTATAGAAGACAATGTAAATCTTAGACGTGATGTTCAAGACAACACCTTGGACTTGTTAGATGTTTGGGATGACAGTGATGAATTATGGGAAGAAATAGCTAGATTAGCTACATCCATTAACTCAATTAACGAGTTAAAACAAAGATTAGCAGTAATAGAAAATGAACTAAAATATATCAGCCGTGACCATAATGAGTCAAAGCACAGAGGTGCTATGTAAATTTACGCTGATTAAATTTGCCCTAACAGATTTAAGCTAACCAATGATTGACCCCGTTACAGCTATTGCAGGAGCGACTGCAGCATACAATGCCATTAAGAAAGGTATATCTGTAGGTAGAGACTTACAGGATATGGGTGGTCAACTTTCTAAATGGGCAGGTGCAATGGCAGACTTACAGTTTGCTGAAAAACAACAGTCCAAACCACCTTGGTACAAAGTGCTTGGTGGTGGTGTGCAAGCTGAAGCGATGGAAATATTTGCTGCACGTAAAAAAGCAGAAAACATGCGTAGCGAATTAAAAGATTTTATTTCTGTTATGTATGGGCCATCTCAGTGGGAAGAAATACTAAGAATAGAAGCAGAACTTCGTAAGCAGAAAAAAGAACACGAGCATAGGCGAATGGAAATTAAACAAACAATAATAGAATGGACTGCAGGATTAGCGTTGTTTATAATTTGCGTAGGGGCTTTAGTTGGATTTGCTTGGTTAGGAACTAAATAATGGAAAATAAATTCAGTACCACATTAAATCAGTACACGTATACTTTGCCTAATGGCAATACTATTATTACTACAGGAGAAACAGAGGATTTAGCTAGGCAACAAGCTGAAGATCAGTTTAGTAGATTTAAAGCACAGGGTTCATTTGAAGGATTAACTGTACAAGATCTTGGAACTCCTGTCGCTAAACGGGCAGATGCAGAGGCATATATTATTAGAGGGTTAGACGTTCCTGTTGGCACTAACATAACTCAAAACTTAGAACAAAGAAGCGAAGAGTTAGAAAGACAAGGTTACTCAATAGAAGGTGGTCGTGTTTCACGTGTACCCCCATCTGCAGATCCTGCGTTTAAAGAAGCTTTTACTAAAAAAGTATTAGACCACATTGTGGGTAATGCAAAAATTTCAGAGGATCAATTATCTATATACGATTTAAATAGCGATGGAGAGATAAGCATTAATGATGTTACATCTGCTCTTAGAGCTTTTAAAAATTTAGGCGCAGAAGAACAAAGATCAAAAGTACAAAGTGCGTTTAATACTTTTGTTGAAACTACACCAGAACTTTCTAGCAAAGCCTTTGTTGAAAAAATATTAGGTCATATAGTAGGTAAAACAGAATTAACTGCAGAAGAACAGTCGCAATATGACTTTAATAAAGATGGAAAAATTGATCTTAGTGATAGTTTAGCCGTACAAAAACATAACGCAGGACTTAATGTAGATGAAAATATAGGAAGTGCTATTAGTTCTTTTCATAGAGCTAATGTAGGTTTAGAAGAAACAGTTGTAGATTCGCCAATTAGTTCTACAACACCTGAAGAAGAATCTGACCCTTTTACACCTATGCCTGTGGTAGAACCTGACCCAGAAATTGTAGATGATTTAGAAGATACAGGAGATTCTACACTTGTAGATCAACTCGAACCTTATGAAGAAGAAGACAAGGAAGATAAAGAAGATGAACCTTTAGATTTATTTGATGTTTTAGATAATACTAAACCCGATAAACCTGAACCAGAAAGAGAAAAATTTTATTACGTTTTAAGAAATTCTAAAGAAATAAGAATAGCTGAAAGTAGAGAGGCAGCACCAAAATCTATAGCATTTGGTTCTAATGATAAGAATGAAGTACTAGAATGGATCGTAAAAAATTTTATAGAGGATACCGCTCCAGTAGATATTGCTCCAGAGCCTATAGATCCTCCAGAAGCAATTCCTGAACCTGATCCAACTCCCACACCTACACCTACACCTACACCTGTGTCTACTCCTACTGGAGAGGGTGCATACTCTATTGGTAATACGCCATTTATAGCAAGCACTGTGCCTTCATATACTCCTGTACAGCAATACCAACCAAATACAAGTGCAGGTATGACCTTTGCCCCTGCGCAACAAGCTACAACATTTCAAGCTCAAGCAGTGCAGCCACAGTTTATGGGGCCAACAAATCCAGCTACAGGTACGTTTGTGTTGGGCCAGCCACAACAATTTACTACAGGGGTTATGGGAACAACGTCCTCATTGAATCCTACATATGGCTCTAGTTATTTTATGAATGAAGGGGGTGTCGTGCCTCAACAACAGATTAGACAACAACAAAATATGTTTGGTGGTTTTAAACCAGAAGCAATGCAACGAATTGCGGGTAGCCTTGGCTATCAAGGAGACATGTCTGGTTTTAATAATTACCTAAATAATAATCCAGATAAAAAACAAAAGATGGATATGTTTAACCAAAAAGCTATGCAGATGGTAAATGGTGGTATGGTTCAAAAGTATTCAAACGGTGGACAAACTACACGTGTACTGAGCCAGCCGTATGTTCCTCAACAGCAACAGCCAGCATCAGGCACAGGTCTTGAAGATGTAATGGCAAACCAAGCCATTAATCCAGCCCTACCTACAGGTACTACAGTTACCCCTGTAGGCACTGTAGCAACTGCAGATCAAATGGTTGGTGCTATGGACCCAACTGCAGGTATGGTATACGGAACTGCTGCAGTACCTACTGCTCTTGCCTCTACAACACAAGCAGGTATGCCAGTAGCAACTGGTGCAAATCTTATGACTCCATCAACTGCTGCTGCTGACGTTGACAAGTTAATGGAAGGCGTTGACGCTGCACAGTTAGATAGTGCTCCAACGATAGATGCAGCCCAAGGTTCATCCAGTTTAAAGGTTAATGCAGCCCAAGGCACTGCAACAATGATGGAAAACCCTGTAACCAGAGAAATACAGGAAGGTGAACTTATTAGTGGCGCTGCAGATGCACAGAAAGCAGCTAAGTTTACAGAACAGATACAAGCTGCAACTGCAGAGCCTAGTGAAAAAGCTACAGTACAAGGTCAACTAGCTGGCTTGATGCAACAGTTTGAGGGTGGTGACACACCTGCATGGGCTGCAGGAGCTATGAGAGCAGCTATGGGTACTATGGCTGCACGTGGACTAGGTGCTAGTAGCCTCGCAGGACAGGCTGCTGTACAGGCCGCTATGGAGAGCGCACTGCCTATTGCATCTGCTGACGCAGCGACACAAGCACAATTTGAACAACAGAACTTGTCAAATCGCCAACAACGTGCTATGCTTGCAGCACAACAACGTGCTCAGTTTATGGGTCAAGAGTTTGACCAAGCATTTCAAGCACGTGTTGCTAACGCATCAAAGATTAGTGATGTAGCAAATATGAACTTTACTGCTGAACAGCAGGTTGCTTTGGAAAACTCTCGTGCAGCAAATACTATGAACATGGCTAACTTGTCTAATCGTCAAGCTGGCATTATGGCAGAGGCTGCTGCTATCGCTAACATGGACATGGCAAATCTAAACAATCGTCAACAAGCTGCAGTAATGAACGCACAAAACTTTTTACAAGTAGACATGGCTAATTTAAATAATAGGCAACAATCAGAACTGTTTCGTGCGCAGCAAAGAACACAGGCATTGTTTACTGACCAAGCTGCAGAGAACGCAGCCGCACAGTTTAATGCTTCATCACAGAACCAAGTGGATCAGTTTTTTGCAAGCTTGGCAAATAATACTGCACAGTTTAACGCTTCTCAAGCTAATGCACAAGCACAGTTTAATGCAGGGCAGACAAATGTTGTTGAGCGTTTTAACACAGAAATTAATAACCAAAGAGAACAGTTTAATGCAAACAATCGTTTGGTAATTGATCAGTCTAATGCTCAATGGCGTAGGCAAATTGCAACTGCAGATACAGCCGCTATAAACAGGGCAAATGAAATTAATGCTGCATCTTTGTTAGGGTATTCTACAACTGCGTACAATAACTTGTGGCAATATTATTCAGACAATATGTCTTGGGCATGGACCTCTGCAGAAAATGACAGATCACGTTATCACGATTTGGCTTTAGAAGAGTTGCGTAACGATAACGCAGTAGACCTTTCAAAGTTAAAAGAAGACTACGCAACATCGGAAGCTTTTGGGAGCTTGATTGCAACTCTGTTTACGGCAAATCTAACAGATTCAATAGCTGGTAAAATCTTTGGTGGATTTTTTTAGGAGACAATAATGTATAGTGTAGGATTTCAGGCAATACAAAATTTAAAACTGCCAGAAGAAAAAAACCAAGCACCCGTTGGTGACGGGTTGCTTTCTAGACGTAATAATATGAGTCAAACAGAGCAGCCAAAAGAGCCAAAGGATCGTGTGGCACAATATGTTTCGCAGATTCGTAAAGCTAGAATGGAGTTAAAAAATGGTTGATACCCCATCAGTATCTTTTGATAGACCCATACCAGGACAGAGTTTAACATCTGAGCTGGGCAATGCTCCTTGGCAACAGCCACCTCAATATAGCACAGTAGAAGAAGCTTTAGAGTTTTATATTCCAAGGCTAACCAACCAAGAGTTTTTAGATAATCTATTTGATGTAATGGAAACTGGCATTCCTTTGACTACAATTGCAAGCGCAATGCAAAGTTCTGGGGTTATGAGTGGTAAGCATTCATTAGATGTAGGCATACTTATAATTCCTGTGCTTGTAGAAACGATGGCGTACCTAGCAGATGAATCAGAGGTAGAGTATAAGCTTGGATCGGGAATGGGTATAGATAATTCTAAACCAACAGACACTAGGATTGCACTAGCTACAAAGATGGCAAAAGAAAAACTTGGAGAAGAAACTGAGGAAGCACCAACAGTAGAAGAACCCTCAGAAGAACCAGAAAAAAAACCTATGGGTTTAATGTCTAGGAGAAGTGAAGATGTCGTTTAATTTTGGTGGATTTATTAGTGGCTTATCTAAACAAATAGTAAGTGATATTGAAAGAGAAAAGGCAAAGCAAGATCAGTTTGACCTTTTAGCAGAACAAGAGGCTACTAAACTACGACTAGCAAATGCTGCCGAAAGACGTAAACAGCGTAAGGCTGACGCAGATAATATGGCATTTTTAAAGACGCTTGGTTTTTCTGATGCAAAAGCACAATGGATTATGAAGGGTGGTGCTAATTCTGTACAGATGTATGCAAACTTTGCACAGACCGCTATGGAATCTGGCATTGATCCTGATACTATACTAAAAAGTAATTTGATAAATGATGATCATAATGATCCTAGAAATGAAGCCAATTTAGAAGCTGTTAAAAATGCAGCAATAGGAAGGCCCATAGGTGTTGATCCATCTAATCCATACAGTTTAAATTTATCTGTGGTAAAAAGGCCAGAAGATGAAGAGAATTTAGAAATAAGTAGTATTGCAACGGGTTATGCAACTTCCCTCAATCAAAGATTAAGCGTTAAAAACAAGTTTGGAATAGACAGTGAAGAGTACAAAGCAGCAGATTCAAATGTAACATACTGGAAAAATGAAATGGAAAATGATCCGAGTAAAACTGCAGATACTCTTTTTAATAAAGACTCTCGTGAAACTATAATTAAAAATGCAAGATCCTACGCTTTTCAAGAAGCAGGGTTTAAATACAATATTGAAACAGGTATTGTACAAGTTATCGCAGGTAAACGGGGTCCACAGGCTGTTGCTTCTTTAGAGGCTGCAGGAGAAATAGCATTAGCCGCTAATCCAACTCCAAATTTTTCTGATGATGTATTAATGGCAAGAGCAATAGGGATTCAAAAAAGGGCTGAAAGAGATTTAAGTTCTCACGCAAAAGCAGTAGTAAATAAAACCGCAACAGCGGAAACACAAAAGTTTGGCTATAACAAAACTAAAATAGATGATACTGGGAAGTATGTAATAGGTAGTTTTGCGCAAGCGTTAAAAGATGGAGATGGTGGAAAACTAAAAGAAGGTGATGTAATTATTGTTAAACAAAAAAATCTAGACACTGGGGTTATAGAATTTAGAATAAAAGTGTACACAGGAATACCACGTGCAGAAACTCCCCTTGGTATATTTGATACATTTTATGACGCAGGTGTATACAGCACACCAAATCAATAAGGTATTTAAATAATGGCTGGTATTAGTCCTTTATACACTCAAGAGCAAGAGCAATTAGGTGTAAGTAGTCTTTATTCAGGCAATAAAGCTACAAAAATAAGTCCTTTGTATACAGGAGATCAAACAACTAAAAATCTTCCTATGCTATCAATGGAAGAAATAGATCCTGATTTTCAGGAATCTATACCTGAAGAAACAGTTACTATTGAAGAAGCAGAGGATGAACCTGAGTTTGACGAGACACAAGAGCAAGGGCAGACTACAATATATACGGCTGAAGATGACTTAGAGTCTCCTGTTGACGATGTGGATAGTATGCAGTATGATGCAGAAACTTTACTCCCACCAGAATTGCCAGAAGATGAACCTGATGATTTAGAAGCTGCGCAAGCTGAAAGAACACCACTAGAAATTCTAGACGATGCCTTTGCTAGATTTGAAGAAAGTATCAAGTCTGGTGAAGAGTACGAAAAGACTATAAAAACAAGTGAATTTGCTGCAAGAACACAACTAGAGCAACGAGAGGGCGCAGAGGCTATAAGTATGCGTGTGTTCTCTGATCCAAATCTACGTCAATATCTAGATGAAAAAACTGAAGCAGAAATAATGGCAAACGTAGAATCGTTTGGAGGCACTACACTTCTTTCAAGCGATGAAGAGATTACAGTAGAAGCTATTACTAATCAAAAATTAGAAACACTACAAAAGAACTACGACAAAACAAAAGCGTATTTAGAAAGTAGAAACTTTGTAACTAGCAATCTATCTGAAGTACTTATAACTGCAGTAGATTCTGGTTTTCTTACCCTTCCCCAACTCAATGCTATCGTACTAGGCGATGAATTTATTAACCCTGCTACTGCAGTAGTAGAGGTTCCACACTATTTTGCTGATGTACAAGAGAACATACGTGATGGCGAATACGGCTCTGCCGCTTTTAACACTGGGCTTGCCGCATTAAACATGGCTGCTGCGCTACCCCTTACACGAGTAGTGCAAAAAGGTGTAAATAAAGTTTGGAGTACGTTATCAGGTGGCGGTAAAGCGCATGGCGAAATTATAGAGGCCGCAGCCAATGAAGCTAAACTGTATGACGAAAAGGTAGCAGCAGCAAGAAAAGTAGCAAATGATAACAAAGAAACACGTACACAATTAATTCGTGAAATGGAAGAAAACCTGTCACCAAAAGATGGGGCAGGTAATATTATAGAAGACCAAAGGATAAAAATATCTAAAGAATTAGAGGATGGTAATTTAGAACTTGATCCAGCATTAGTACGGGCTGCAGGTACTAAAAAGATTAGTGAATACTACAGTGACATGGGTTATGTAGGCAATGATGGTAAGACTGTAAAACTTACTGACTATGCAATTAATGATAGCGCACTGGCACTCCCTATCCTTGATCCAGACAAAATGGATATCTTTGTTGCCACAGTAATAGATCTGAAAAGTAACCCTAAGTTTGCAGAAAAATTAAATAAAAAAGGGCAGAGGCTTGTTGACAATATATTTGATCTTACTTTGGAAAAAGACCTACTGGCCTCAGAAGAGTTACTAGACGTTTTAAATAAAAACGGATTGACTTTTGAAGAATATGTTCTTGGTGTAGTTGGCTCTGGTTCTCAGGCAGGTAAATTACTAAACCGTCTATCTACTATTAAACGTATAAAGCCAAAGTCCTTAAAAGAACAACAAGAAATAGAGGCAAAAATTGCAACACAAAATGCTCTAGGCAAGATGTGGAATGGTTCTGTGTTACGTACTGAAAATATTCGTAGGGGTTTGATGGTTTCATCACTGGCAACAGCCATGCGTAACTACCAATCTGCATTAATACGTGCGCCTATGGAATCTCTGTCTGATGTTATGGACACTGCAATACTGACATATGGTAACTCCCGTCATGCAGGTGACTCTCGCGCCAAAGCGTTAGTCAAATTTCATAACTCAGTCAACCCACTTGTTCGTGATGGCACATGGTCAGGATCTTTGAATAATCTGCGTTACATGTTCTATGATCAAGGACGTGCAGAAGAGTTCACAGACTACATACTTGACAGACCAGAGCTTGCTGAACAGTTTGAGAGAATGTTTAACAGTATTGGAGAGATTCAAAAGGCAACGGGTAGGGGTCAAGCCACATCTAAAATGGGCCATGCAATTGACAAAGTAATGTCACGTGCGGAAGACTTTGCTTGGGCAGTCAATGCCCCTAACCGTTGGCAAGAGCACATGATTAGACGTGCTACATTTATGGCTGAACTTGAGAGACAAGTAAAAGTTAAATGGGGTGGAGACTTACAGACTATTATTAAAGAGGGCAGAATACAGGAGTTGTTAAATGACGCTCCCACAGTTCGCCCAGAGGATGGTGAGTCTTTTATAAATCTTATAGAAACCGCCACAACTAAAGCACTTGATGTTACCTATGCATTACCGCCTGATCTTGAAGCATTTAAAATGATGTCTGAGTTCATTACAAAAACAGGTGCTACAGTTATAATACCTTTCCCACGTTTTATGTTTAGGTCAATGGAATATATGGGTCAAAACGTAGGTGGTATAGGGCAGGTTGCATTTAGAAAAGCAATGTTTAAAGAGGCACGTGAAGCAGGTTTAACTGCACGTGACAGGCAAGATATAACTCGTAACCTTGTAGGTCTAGCAGCTATGTCGGGCATGTACCAGTATTACACCAGTGAACATGCTACAGAAGACTACACAATGATGGCGTATGAGGATAAACAGGTAGATATTACAGCACAATATCCGCTTAGACAATTTTCTTGGGTAGTAAATCTGGCAAAAAGAGTAAATGAAGGAACTGAAGACACTTGGAGCGGCCTCAATATGGAAGAGATAACGGAAACGTTTCTTGGTACTGCAGCCAGAACAGGTGTAGGCAACGTATTTATTGATGAAATGACAGAGCTAATAAAAGGCACGGAAGATATTATTGATGAAAATAGACGTGCTAAAACAATAGGTCGTTTGCTAGGTCAGTATACCAACACATTCTTAACTCCAGTGTTTCAAATGACTGAAGCACAAAGAGTTTCTGGCAGAAGAACAGGTGAAGCCAAAGACTTTTCTGGTAGTATCCCAAACATTGAAGTTCAAATGCAGGAACTGGAACAGATCAGACAACAGTTTGGTAAGAACAGCCCAGAGGCACAGGAAGCAGAGGCAAGGCTGACACAAATGCCCTATACGGAAAGTACATTTATGCGTAGTTTCTACGAGCAGATGGCTAGACGTGGATTAGCTGCACCATCTTTTGAAGAAGAACTACCTAACCGTGTTACAATTGATCAGGGTCAGGTAGAAAGACCAGACACTGCAACAAGATTATATTCTGGTATAACTATAATGGATAGGGATTCTGACACACGAAACTATTTAAAACAAATAGGTTTTGCTGATGCTACGTATGAGCTAGGTAGTAAATCTAGAATACCAGAAAATAGACTTGCAGAAAACGAGTTTATCAGTAACTTGTTTCCTTTAATTGTAGACGCAGCAAAAGTTTTTGCAGAAGATCAGCATACACGCAAAAGAAATCAGAATGTAGCCGCACGTAAATTTATACGTGAGGGTGCGGAAATGCTTCGTCAAGAATTTAATGATCCAAACTTGGGGTCTGCTGATCAAAGGTCAATCATTGCTGATAGTATGCGTAGGCTTTCTGCTGACGATAGAAAGTACGGCATAATGCGGTTCAAAGAAATGAATAATGGGAGGTTGCCAAGGTTAACAAGTTTAGAAGATCTGCTCATGCTTCTAGAGTTAAGTAAGGTAAAAATGTTTGATGATTTATAAATCAGGGGGCCGTTAAGCCCCCTTCTTTTTTAGCTGTTCAATGAACCTCTCTAACATTTTTATTAGCTCTTCACGTAACTGATCGACATTGCTATCATTGTTACGCTGCTGTAGAAACTGCTTTGCCTCTTCTTCCAAGCTCATATTTTTTTATCCGTTCTAGCTGCTCAAAGTAGGCTTTGTTAAAGCCTCTCTCCCATTCACGGTGCTGCATTGTATCCGTATGGAATGGATTCCAAACCTTACCACGTTTGAAAGCTGTATAGCCTTGATCAAACTGAAATTTGAGAGGGGCATCGTACTTACCCAAACCACGTGCTTTTCTTGATTGTTTCTGCATAGTAAATCTCCTTATGCTATTTCCAGTTTATAATCGGCATGTTCCTGCAAGAACTCCAGTGGTAGAATTGTCATAAGATCACCACGATTTGGACGTGTGTGTAATCCCCATTCTCCACGATAGTATTCTTTGCATTTTTCTCTGATAGTATCAATAATTTTTTCAGGGTTTACTAGGTAAAAGTATTTGTGTGTCTTTATTGCCACATATCTATCAACACTATTAGGTACACCCCACCCGTCTTTGGACTTCCATTGAGGTGGGCGCTTTACCGTAACCAACTCCCACCAAATGGTATCATCTACAGGCCCATTCCTGTATTTACGTTTGGCTGCTTTTACATCTACCCTTCCAAACTCCTTGTCCAAGACATCCCAATGTTCGTGTATATCTTCATCTCGTGTAGCTTTACGAACAATGTTTTCCCCACGGAGAGCAATAAATTCCTGCTCTGCCTCTGTACCTTCACGCATAGATTTAGTCATACCTAATCTCCTTTTCTGCTATTCACACTTTCGTAGTCCAGTTTCTATATCATAGTAGCAAGCAGTGCCTTCGTCAACAAAATCTTTTGTTTCCTCTACTATTTCTTCTTCCGCTATATCCTCTGAGGTAGAAGCATTCAGAATGCCATAGCGTTTACCTGATGCGCGGAACGTAGTACATCCAGATGCACCACCTTCGTATGCTTGCATGTACACATCCTTAAACTCTTCCCACGAAACATCATCACCAACATTACATGTCTTTGAACAGGCACTGTCTACGTACTTGCTTGCAGCATTGAGCACCTTGACGTGATCAAACACTGAAAGGTCGTTTGCAGTCCTGCCGTTCACCCCAAAGACACGGTAGCCGTAGTCTTCTACTCGCTCTGTTTGAGGTCCATCGAATGTGATAATGGTTCTGTCGTAATAGTAGGAGAAGACAGGTTCGATTCCGCTTGAGATGTTGTCTGCGGAGAGACTAATGGTTCCTGTGGGGGCCACAGAAAGTAGATGGCTGTTACGAATGCCATAAGCAGCAATATCTTCCCTAATTTCGTCTGGTAAAGTTTGCGCAAACTCAGAATCCAAGAAACGCATGTCGAACATAGGGAACGGACCTTTCTCCAAGGCCAAAGAAATAGAACTTTTATATGCTGTATCACGTATTGTCTCCATAATTATTTCTAATTGGGCAATAAACTCAGGTGATCCATAGTCAAATCCTAATGCTTCAATCGCATTGGCAACACCTGTTACTCCCAAACCCATGCGGCGTTTGGCTTTCGCCTCTTGTTCCTGTTGATGCAATGGATACACCGCACGATCCACTACATTATCCATAGCACGTACAACATGTGGAATGTCATTACGCAACTGATTGATATTAAACACATATTTATCATTTATCTCAACAATGTATTTAGCCAAGTTAAAAGAACCCAACAAACATGCACCGTTTGGTGGCAATGGCTGCTCTCCACAAGGGTTTGTTGCTGCAATAGTTTCACAGTAACGTAGATTATTCTTTCTGTTTATTCTATCAATGAATAGAATCCCAGGTTCTGCCCAATCCCATGTGCTACGTAGAATGTCATCCCACAAAGCACGAGCACTGATAGTCTTGTAGATATGTCCTTCAAATACTAGGTCAAAGTCACTGTCGGACTTTACAGCTTCCATGAACTTGTCCGTAACACCTACAGATACATTGAAGTTTGTTAGGTCAGTACTGTTGTTCTTTGCACGTACAAACTCTTCAATGTCGGGATGATCAACACGTAACACACCCATTTGTGCTCCACGTCTGTGTCCTGCACTTGAGATTGTGCCACACACCGCATCAAACACATTCATAAAAGAGATAGGTCCAGAGGACTTGCTCTCTAGGCTGCGTATCATGGCCCCTCGTGGGCGTAACGTAGAGAAGTCATACCCTATACCACCCCCAAGTCTCATAGTCTCAGCGGCCCTTGTAGCGGCTTCCATGATGCCTTGCATACTATCCCTGATAGTCATGGATACGTAGCAATTGTATGGAGTCACACGTCTTGGTGATCCCATTGCTGACTGTACACGCCCTGCAGGTAAGAACCTTTGGTTGTACAGAATGTTTCTAAAATTAGAAAAGTGTGCTTCATCATCTTTCAGTGCTTCAGCTACACGTGTCATCGCTTCTTTAAATGTTTCGTTTTTACCACGATATTTCATGGCATGTATCTCTTCTGAGATGTTCAGTGTTGGTCCATAAGTTTCCATATTATTTACTCCGTTATTATTTTTATTGACTTAATCGACATACCGTCTACATCGTGAATAAGATTATGTACTGTCTCATTCACGTCCTCTTCTACCATACCATCTACAGGTATTGGGTAATCATCTTCATCCAGTTCTACTGTTAAAAAGATCTTTACTATCATTTTGTTCCTCAATCAATAGTTTGAGATACCACTGTGCTTTCTTTAGGTCTTCAACGCCATTCTTGTAGCGATATCTCCACAAATACTTCAGTATGTTACCCTGCAGATAGTGCTGGAAACCGTCACCAGTAGCTGCACGAATAGCATCAATGCATTCAATACCTGCTTGGTTATAGTGTGGTGGATTGTTTACTATGTCTGCCATTCGTGTGCTCCTTTCAAAAGTTTACTTTAATTATATTGTCGTGTTTCTCTACGATCTCTCGCTTTCCTTTCTTCTCTTCTTCTAACACATTTTGTGTATACTTGTAAAGCATATCTCTGAACTTTTCATCATCTTCCATCAGAGGCACTGCTGCACAAAGCATGGACCCAAGCTGCATTATATGGAAGTAATCATCTTCTGGCAGATCATTATCTTCCGAACTGGCTATACCAACAAGTAACTCACCTGTCCACGAACCCTTTTGATCAAGAAACGGAGACAGTCGTATGAGTATATCGTTGTCATCAAACTGTTGAAATATTGTACCCATATTATCCTCTCTTTACTTTCTTTAAAGGAAACTGGATAAACTCTGGGTGCATATTTTTACCTTTCTCCTTCAACCATTCTTGCGGTATTACACGATCACTGTACATAAACTTATTGCGCTCACACCATAGAGCATACGTAGTCTTCGCACCCTTACTTAGCTTGCGTCTACTACTCTCAAATACGAAACGAATATCCAACTTGGGATGTTGTTTCTTGATACACATATGTTTACGTCTGTCATCTGCAGTGAACCTACCTTTTACCTCAACGATAATACCATTGGGCAAAATAAAATCTGGTGTATAGGTGCGGTACATCAAGTCTTCCCACTCTATCTTCATACATTCGTATTTGATAGGGATCTTGTGTTCCTTTAGGAAGTCTTTAACCTTGATTTCCAGACCGCTCCTATACCCGTGTTTCATGGCGGCTTTAAACTGATGGTGATTCACTAGAACTTCCAGTGAAAGTCAAGAGGTATTCCAAAGGAAGAAGTTTGTATACCTAGTTCCTTCAACTCTTGCTTAACCGCTTCGTCTGCTTCCTTACGAGCTTGCATAGCTGTACGTAATCCTGCGTACTTTGCCTCTCGCAACGCTTTCTTTTTTGCTGCAAGCTCCTGTTCCATTTCATTAATGTGATCTTGCATCTCTTTGATTTCATCATTTCCAATCATGTTTACTCCTTCTCTACGTATTGCATAATGGGTGGCTCTTTTGCCTGTGATACCTTTGATGGTATCTCTTGCAACGTAGGCCAACACTCCTGACGGAAATCGCAAAACTTGCAACCAATGTCAAGTATGTAGTTACCCGTTTCTTTCCCCCTAAACTTTTCGGGTACAGGGGAAAAGCACCGACTGAAATCATTCTTTATAAGAGTCTCAGTGGTGTCTCGTATCTTGGACAGTTGTTCTTGCATGTCTATGTTTGATTTGACATATTTGAACTCTCCATTTGCCTTGTTGATTACCCACCAACCCCCAGCCTTGTAGCCAGAGGCTTGTGCGTAACCAGCAAGCTGACTCACATAACCAAACGGATCACTCTCTGCAAGAGTCTCGTATGATTTGAACTTGTGTGTATAAGACCAAGCAGACGCTGACTTCACATCATCAACTGCACCATCAATCACAAGATCATAAGAGCCAGAGACATGAGTATTGTCAATGTCACGTACTGCAAGGCTAACTTTGTCAGTGTCTTTGTACTCTACACCAGCTTCCGTAAGCACACCTTTAAATACAGCTTCAACTATATCTCCAATCATCATGTTCATTACAAATGTCGTAGGCTTTGGTAAAGCTTTCTCAGGTTTATTCTTTTCAAACCAGAGTTGACAAGTAGGACGCCCAATGTTGGACATCCTTAATTTAAATTTGTCACGCTTATTACCAGCGCCAAACTGTCTACGCAACGCATCAGCAACTTCAGTAGCCACACGTTCAATGGTTTCCTCAGACATCTCTGACTTGCCATTGGCAGCGTCCTGAAGGTACTGATGTATTGCCAGTTCAGCAGGATGATCCATTATGCAAATTCTTCCATGTCTGCATCTATGATATCATCTACGTCACCGAATGGAATGTCCTCGTGTTTATGCACGTTTTCATCCCATGCGTTGGAAATGTACTCATTGTAGTTTGCAATCCATGCAAGAAAGTTCGTAAGAGTTTCTTGTGCGTTTTCATCCAAATCCAATGTGTTTGTCACATCCAACTCCAACTCAGGCAGGAAGAAGCTGCTACCGTTAGGTAGGTTGCGCTCCTGTGTACCTGACTTGATCGTGTGCATTGGTGGTAGTCTTCGCATCTTTGCAAGCTTTGTAAAGATTCCCCCAGACATTTTAAATGCATCACGATTCTCAATCTCCCAGATAAAGGGAGTATCTACCAAGTCTTGATTGACAGGATTACCGTTGGCATCCACAGGATTGACCAGTGATACTGTGCCAAACATAACACGTACCCGTTTAATCTGACGAATCAGATCTTGTGTCTTCTGAGGCAGAGCCTTGAAGTCTTCAATCCATCCTGCAGGTTTACCACAGTTGAACCCACCGTCATTGTCTTTCAGATCAATGTTCAAGTTGTCAGCCATGACAGTCTTGATGTAACGGTTGGGTGTTGAGTCATTGCCCTTCACGAAACGCTTGTACATGTAGCGTTGCATGTATGGACGAATGATTGCAGAATCAGCGTAGTAGGTAGGCCCATCTGGAATCTCCAGCTTGTACGTACCACCAGCTACAACCTCAAGCTTTACCTGCTTGCCGTTTACTTCCTGCTCACCCATGATAGGTGAGTGGTTAATGCGTAGTCGTGCAAGCGTAGAGCTATCACGGGATGGTTTGTTCTCCGCAGCCATCCCAAGTGTAGCTGCCATCTGATTGTAATCTGCAGTGTTAAATGTTTCTACTAGTGTCATATGTTTTCTCCTTTTCGTTTTTACAGAGCTATAGTTATATCACGCAACATCTTTTGTGTCAAGCCAATTTGGACCTATTTTTGCTTCTAATAAAAGAGGCACATTTAGATCAAGGTTCCAACGCTTGTTCACTAAAGATGTCAATACCTCATTAGTGCGGCTAATGATCCGTAGTACTTTCTCCTTCTCGTTAGGGTGTACGTCAATCACAATACTGTCATGCACTGTGTTGACGATACAACTGTTAAGTTTATTTACCTCTAGCATCTTGTCGATGTATATCAGAGATATGGGTACAATGTCAGCAGTAGCAAACGATTGTACAGGATAATTTTTTATCTGTGTGAAATATGTCACACCCCCATAACGTCTACGTTCAACGTCAGGGAATGCGAACTCACGCCCAGATGGTGTAGTTATCTTTCCTGTGTTCAATGCTTCCTTTGCCAATGCTTCATGCCACTTGGCAATGCCACTGTATTTCGTAGTGAACTGCCTGTAGTACGCAGCTTCCGCTTGTGTTCTGCCAAAGCCACTTGCTCCATACAAGGGAGCGAATGTGTGCGCCTTGGCCTCTTGTCTGCTCATAGCCTGACCTGCATCAGTGATAACCTTGGCAGTGTACGAGTGTACATCAAAGCCTGTAGTTACTTCGTCAATCGCAGTCCTGTCTTGCGATAGGAACGCAGCGACACGAAACTCAAGCTGGGCGAAGTCAGCTTCCATCACACACCCATGATCCCATCGTGATTTGAATACACGTTTGACAGGGAACGTACCACCACGTGGCATGTTCTGCATGTTAGGATCTGCCCCTGACAGTCTACCCGTGCCTGTGCGATGCTGCAACAATCTCACATGAAGTTTACCATCAGGCTTGACGTGTGTTGCAATGCCCTCTACAAAACTGGACAGGTAGGTTTCTACAGCAGATAGCCTACGCACATTTGATAGAAACTGTTCTGCCTCTGTGTTACCCTTGCTACGAGCAATACCCTCAAGGTAGACGAGATTATCCTTACTTGTACTAAAGCCATTAGCACTGATCCACTTGGCTGTAGGTGCAGTAAACCTTAGTCCTGCCACAGTATGGGTATCCAGAAATAGAAAGCCAGTAGCGTCACAATCATTACATCTGTTAGTTCTTGCATACGGTGTACCATCCTTCCTTACTTTTCGTATATACCCATTACCTTTGCAGGTGTTGCACTGCTTTGCCTTCTGTTTGTACAACACATTGCTACTGTTTCGTACTTGGTACTTGTAGTCTTGTTCATCCATTCTTTCATCAAACAGATCTGCCCAAAACTTTTTGTCCTTTGGCTTGCGGCTATAGATAACCCAAGACAATTGCTCTGGGCTATTGAGATTGATAGGTGTGTCACCCATCAGTGTGCGTACCTGTGCCTCTAGGCTTGCGATAAGCGTATCACGCTCTCTTGTAAACTCTTCACGCACCTCTTCAAGCACAGACAGATCAACAGCAAAGCCACGTTGGTATATACGTGTGAGGTGTACAGCAAGTTGATTGGTCAGACGTATTGTTCCTTCCAGTGTACTGCATTCCTCGTACTGTGTCTGCAAACGCAAGTACAGTTGTTGTGTTGCTTTTACATCATCTATGCAATAGCTTGCAAGTTCTTCGTAGGGCATGTCACGAACTTGTTTACCAGCCTTCAACCATTCTTTCATAGTGTCTTGCTTTTTTGTGTCAAGTTCGTAACGCTCTGCACAAGCCTCAAGGGTCAGTGGTTCTTTACGTCCACGTTGCAATACATACTCGCCTAACATGGTATCAAAGATAGGCCCGTTGTATGTAAACCCTGACTCCCACAACCAAAGGAGATCGTGTGCGGCATTGTGCATAATTAATAAGGGAGCACAGTCAAGAAGATCTTGCACTATTTGTGCTCCCCTGTTGGTGGGTGGATGCTCTGCGTGATCAAATGTCACAGTAGCTTCGTTGCCAAGATCATCTAGCATACCCACCATAACCAATGTATTCTCAGGCTCAAACGGATCAAGGTGTGTCTTCCCATCCCGTTTGGTTACAGTGTTTTCTATGTCGAGTGTTAAGTGTTTCATGTTTCCTCTAATGGTCTGGTGTTATTTCGTCAAAGTCATCAGCTATGTATAACTCACTCCCATAATAATCGTCAAGCTGTTTTTGAAAGTCTTTGTCATTTGAGTAGCGATTCATTGCTTCTATTGCTTCATTCAGGTTCAGTTTATTACGTATCATAGCGTTGTATAGTTTCATTTCTTCATTCATATTACGTGTATTCATGGCGTATTTCTCCTTTGCACGTTGTCGTTCTTCATCCGTCATTTCTCTTATCATTACTCTTCCTCTAGACAAAAGCCACATATGTCATTGTATGATGGCCCACCACAACTCACGCATGTCTGCCATTTATCTTCGCTAACACCCCTTAGTAGGGCATCCCATGACACAGGAAACTTTATACTCATTGCGTTACTAATTTGCTTTGCAACTTCACGTGTCTCTGCTTGTGTGTCATCTGCACATCTAAGTTTACACATATCAGCCCACGCATCTAGGCTACCTGACCAGTACCACTCAGTCATCATTGACTGTGGTAGTATCATACGCGCTTGCTCTGGACAGACACCATCCTGTAGCATCTCTAAATAAGCTCTTCTAGCCCAAATAGAAGCCTTTGCTTCAGACCTCATAGTAGAACTAGATGGAACTATTGTACCGCCTGACCCCTGCTTCTTGTCTTCTGCCTTACGTCTGTATGTAGCAGGTTCATAAAACTCAGGATCACTGTCCACATACCTACGACTGATCTCGTTCCAACGTAGGAACTTGTGCTTGACCAACTGCCTAGCCACAAATACAGGAGCTTTGACATGGAAGCTGGCAAAGCAATGACCGAATGGGCTGATATGTTTGTGCTCTGCAAGATAGTGTATTAGCTTTTTGTCCTTCTCTTCAAGAACCCATTTACCTATCATGTTATCAACACAGACCATGCCTGACCGTTTGCCAAACGACACACGGGCAGCGTTCACAACTGTAATGTCACCACCCATGTGATCCAAGTTAGTTACTTTTATCATGCTACGTACCTCGCTATCTTGTACTCCAAATCAGTGTGGACAATACCATGCCAACCAGACAACTTGTTCTTAACAATGTTGATGTGACGTTGGTTGTCCTCTTCCTCTTGCCCCTCTACTGTAGGGTTCTTGGAAATCATAATCATCAAGTCAGCTTCTGCCGCCTTACCTGTACGTGAACCTTCCATCATGGCTTGGTTCAGTACCACCTTGCCCTCTGCCTCTGCTGATAGCTGAGACATGTAGAAGATAGCACAGTCATGCTGCTTGGCTATTTGTCGGGCATAGATTGCATTAGCCTTGAGTGCTTCATCAGGACGTGCAAACCCACCTGTCTTGGCAAACTTGTCACCCATGTCTAGTATCACAATGTCAGGCTTGTATGACTTGCACACAGACTCAACCCATGACATATCACGTCCTGTCGCATCCTTGAACATAATGTTCTTGCGTATTCTATCGTACACATCTGAAGCGGTAATCTTGTTCTTGCTGATCTGGAATTTATCCATGCCAGTAGCTGCCGTGATGTATCTATGTGCGACTCTGTGATACCCCTCTTCATTACATAACACGATACACTTTGCGCCTTGCCACGCAAATCCTTTAGGCCCAGCCACAAGAGAAGCATGGAAGGACGTTTTTCCTGTGTTTGGCCTTGCGCCAACCTCAATCAAGTGTCCTGCATTAATGCCCTCTACCTTACGTGTGAGCGTAGGTATATTGAACGTCCACTGTGACTCAAGGTCTGTCATAGCAAGTATCGTATCAAGACTAGTATCTTCCCACTCTACTTTTAGGTTGGGCGTGAAGTCATCACCGTATGACTCTAGTAGATTACGCAAAGGCTCAAGACTAGACTTGTCACCATTCACATAGTCAAAGCCAAGGTTGGCAATGTCCTCGCCCACCACCTGTTGGAACAGCTTCGATAACACTTCTTGTGCTATATCACTGCCCATAGGCTTCTCACGTTTTACCTGATGGAACAGATGGCTGTATGCCTGTTTCTGTGCCGTGGTAAGTGTGGGATTGTTTGCCATGAACAGAGCTTCTATTTCGTCAGGTGTGACGGTACGTTCGTATCTGTACATAGCTGTATCAATAGACTGCTTGATCTTTCGCACGTCTTTGCTGAATAGCCTGTCTGGACACTTTGCCCCACGATGGTCATCGTAGAACTCTTTATCCATAAGACTACGTATAAGTGATAATTCCATATTATTCTCCTAGCGTTGTCAGTTTCATCATGTCGGTTGGATTCCTGTACTTCAGGTCATCCGTCAGGCGTAAGACACGAACTGTGTCCACGTACCCTCGTAATTCTTTTGCGATTGCCAAAGTCTTTGGTAGTGCATCGGGGTCTAGCGCAATCACTGCTGTTGAGAACTGTGACAAGTGCTTCCTATGACCCTCTGATAATGATGTACCCAACACTGCTACCCCGACATATACATCATCACCTCGGCATCCAGTTCCGTCTGTTGCGCCCACAATTGCCGCACTCACACAGTCCTCAACAACTACAGCAGTTTTACCACATCCGTAGGTGTATGGCAATACACTTTTTCCATATCTTTTCCATTTAGGTAAACGCTTTGATAGGCTTCGCCCCGTAGCGTCTGCCAGTACACTGCCCTGCATAATAGGGAACACCACACGATGTTCCTTTACATCATACAGTAGCCCCAAGGATTTGGGGTCAAGCTTCCATTGGTCGCAGAACTCCCCGATTGCATCGTAGTCCTGCACAAACCAATCAGGCTTTGAAAAACCTACAGAGTGTGTCTCTGTTGCAACACTGCCAAGGGAGTTACGTATGTCATCTGCTGACAGATGCACACGCTTACCCCCAGACACAGAGCACCCTGCTTTGTAGCAGTTCCACACAAGTGAACCCATATTGTTAGTAATGGTAAACGTTTTGTACCCATTACATGTAGGACAATTCATACGTTTAGTTTCACCATTACTAAGTGATATGTCATTAATTATATTTTTTATATTCATATGTATCACTTTCTATGTTGTTCGTTTCACTCAAGGATACAGATACATTACGCATTGTCAATGCATTATTTGCACTGTCATACGAATGTTTCA